GCCATTAGTTCCGCAGGTCTCCACAGATCTATTTAGATTCCAATTGCTTCCTCCAAGCATCAATCAGAAGTTGGAGTTCCTTCTGACGTGCTTGTGCTATTTTTATTTTCTCTTCCAGATTATTCATCTATCTCCTGCCTTACGATTCTCTGAACGCATGACATTAAACTGACCCTCTGGGTAACGTGATACTAGTTTGTTTACATTCATCAAAGTAAGTTCATCAAATGATGTGTCTAATGCCATACATGCCTGAGCAATATACCATAGGCAATCACCTAACTCAGTCTTCATATGATCAATGTTATCCACACTGTATGGTTTACCTTGGAATACAATCTTCTTAACGATCTCAGTAAACTCACCTGCTTCAGCAGATAGACCAGTAGCAGCAGTCATAAGACGTTGAACATCACATCCTTTAGTCTTAAGAGCATCCAATCGTTCTTGAAATGCATCGTAGTCTTTACTCTCTTGTGAGGTTACCTCATTTACAAACTCTAGGTAACGTGCGTAATCTACCTTTGGAATATCGTTGGTTACTTGATCCTCATTGATACCAGGAACAGAAGTATCTCCAAACCCATGTGGTTTTGTCATTTTAATAAGTTAGTTGGGATAATTTATCGTTAGAGAATTTCTTTACGATAGAAATCTCTTCATTTGCTTGCTGTCCAGAATCAACTAGACCTTTTTGAGCATCCTCTATATCATACAGCCTCATCTTCGCTCTGTCAATACCTACGCAAAACTTCTTATTCATTGTAGGATCGTTATAGCGATTCTTCAACTGCTTAACCATGATCTGATTCAATCCTTCCAACTCCTCAGTAGAAATGAGAGCGAACATAAGGTCAGCAGTAGCAGGGAGTCCGAAAGACTCTGACGTGTCAGTAAGATCAATATCAGTAGAACCGAAACCAGCACGAGTAGTTTGAGTAGCACTAACGATTGGGACATTACTTTCAACAGCCAGTCCACGAAGTTCTTCTGCGATACTCTTAACCAAGGTGTACGAATTAATGTTGCTACCTGCACGATATCTTGATGATGCACAGATATTTAGATAGTCTACAAAGATGATGTCTGGAGTAAAATTCTTCTTAAGTTTAAGTTCACCAATCAATGATCTAAAGTGTCCAGAGTGTGCTGATGCAGTAGGATACTCTTTAATGATGATCTTACCTTGAGTCTTCTTAACAAGATTTCCAATCTTATTATCAAACATTACTTTGGGTAATGATTTCAAGTCTTGGATTGGAACGTTGAGTAGATTTGCGTCAATTCTCTCTGCGATCTTCTCTTCAGCCATCTCCAGTGTGATATAGAGAACGTTCTTCCCTTGTAGTAAGACCGAACTGGCCATATGACACATAAACAATGACTTACCCACACCAGTTCCAGCCAGTGCAATGTTAAGCGTTTTGTTTGGGATACCACCCTTAGTAATTTTGTTGAAGAACTCAAGGTCAAATGGTATCTTAGTCTCCTCTTGATGATACGATTCATATCTCTCTTCCGAATCTTTAATATAGTCGTGCCCTACATTATTGTCAAAAGAAACTCCAAGTGCCTCTGTTAATACATGAGGTATCGCACCTTTGTCTTTAGTATCATCCTGACCATCTGCGATTTTAATAGACTCCATCAGTGCCAAATAGATAGCACGTTCCTGACACCACTTCTCTGTAGTGTCTAGCAACCAAGGTAAGTCATTCTCTTCGCAAATTATACTGTCTACAATTTCTTTGACTTGCTGGAACCCTTCATCGGTGAGATCTGTTCTCTTCTCTAACTCAATGTAGAGTATGTCCTTATTGGCAAGACTGTTGTATTTATCAATGTAAGTGTGTAACTCTTCGTAAATGATTCTGTAGTTGAACTCACTAAAGTACTCTGACTTTAGAAAAGGAACTACCTTACGAACATACTGCTCGTGACAGAGCAGGTTCGTGATGATCAGTAGTTCTGTATTCATAGGTAGTGGAGATACGATCCAACGATGTACTTAGGGAACTTTCTACATGGTCTTCCTTCATGTGGGAACATCCATGTTGGTGGGAACACTAACATTCTACCACACTTTGGCTTAATCCACTGACTCCATTTAGGAAATACTGTCTCACCCTGATCTGGTTCATTCAAATACAGGAAGAAACCAAGGTATCTACGAGCAGAATTGTAGTCAAGGACATCCACATGCTTTACAAACTGGTCTGGTCTACCACTAGGGGCATCACATTGTCCTAAACCATCTGGTTTATACTTCTTAATTCTAAATTCTTCTAATGCTATATCGTATGGGAAGTCATCACCAATACCTAACTCAGTCTTATATAAATTGACACACCCCATGAAGGCAGTCTGTAATAAGTAATGAAGAGGTTCATGCTTGATCTTACTCTCTTCACTTCCCTTATATAATTGAGTGAAGTTTAACTGAGTGAACTGAGGTTTCATGTTCTCAGTTTCAACTCGGTCATGACTGTCAGTATTAGATTCAAAAAGATCAATACATTTTTGTGCTAGGTCTTTGTCAATGACCTCATCGTATACACGGACGTAATCTTTAAGTTGTTTCATTACCGTAACTAAATTCTTTTTGAGCACACTCATCAAGTGCTTGCATTAATTCGGGGGTGAAGTACTTTTCTGGATCGGCAAGCATAGCTGACGGATACACAGAAGTATCCCCAACAACAATACGATTTCCTTTACGGGTAAAGACTCCGTACTTCTCACCCAATTCCAATAGTCCGTAATAACGGTCAAGTCCTTTGTCATAAAATAGTCTAGTGGTTACTTCTGAATTTTCTTTAGAGAGTCTTGACTTAGCTGTCTTAGCTTTAATAAGGTTTCCAACAACCTCTTTCTGACTCTTTTCCTTTTTTTTACTGAGATAAATGATTGTACTCGCGGCATATTTGAGACCAGAGCCGCCTCCCATTTCTTTAGTAGGGATGTAACTGCCGACAACATCGTAGGTATGGTTTGTAACTATAAGTGGAACGTTTGCCTTACCTAACTTCAGTGTAAGAACTCTAAAAATAGACTTGACAACTTGAGCACGAGTCATGTCACGAGTTTCCTTACCTGCTTCACTGTCCTCAATCTCCTTGGTGGTACTTAGCATACCAAGTGAATCAAGAACGAACATTAAAGGTTTACGTTCAGATGAATCCTGCTGTAAATATTTATCAAGAATCTTAATTGCCTGAGTTCTAAACTCTTGTACTGTTACTACAGGTACAATAACTATACGGTCACCATCAATACCTTTCTCTTGAATCAAATCTTTTGATAGAGCAGACTCAGACTCAAAGTAAATGACACCTGCATCCTTATCCATCTCTAAGAAACTACGTACTAGTCCTAGAGCAAAGAAGGTTTTACCTGTGCTAGTCTCACCAGCAAGTGCTGTGATCTTATTAGATGGGAGACCACCATAGATAGATCCACTGCATAGTGCATTGAAAATGTATGAACCTGTATCAATGTAGTTAGCAGTATCACCTGCTGCTACACCATCAGAGACGATAGAAGCATACTCGTTTCCTATCTCTCCTACTACATCTTTTAAAAAACTCATCCGAATAAATGTTCTAAGGTTGCAATTTTCTCAGGTTTCCACCCGATAGTGTCAAGAATGACTCTCAGTGGATCTAGGAAACTCTTCTGGAATTGTAGGTCATAGTCCACCTGTTTGTCAAGCTGTAGTTCATGAGGCCACACATTCATAAATGAAATGACGTTCTCAACTATCTTGTTTGGTGTCTTTAGGTAAATGAATTTCACCTTCTCACCATCCTGTATCAGTGGGTACTTGTGAGTCAACTTATTTTTCTTGATGTGATAGTTATAAAGGATAGCACCACGGACATGTATGGGTGTACCCTTACTATACAGTCCTGCTGGATTAGACCACTTTCTCACACCATTACATCCACGAGGGAATGCTACATCCTCTGGTGGCATTGCTTCAAACTTCTCTCGGAAGTCAGCAATATACTTTTGAGCATCCTTCTCATCACCATTCATAATAACTTTAAGTGCTTCCTTAATAGCAACACGACATGGTGCTGGTGTTGAGGATTTTACTGCCTCAATACCCATAATTTTAAGCTTTGGTTCTGTGAATCTGACTCCTTCTATGTCCCATGCATTTAAGATGTATCGTTTTTTAGCAGTCCAGATACCTTTATTAGCAATGGTCTCACGTTTCATGAACATCTTCTGGTCATAGGCACTTACGTAGTCGGCCAACTCTTGATAAGAACTCGTAATATACTTTTCAAGTTCCACTTCACAGATCTTATTAAGGAACGTGACAATGCTTTCATCAGTTTTCTCTCTGCCCTTGTATACAGTGTCAACCAGAGGCCCCAAGTTAAGGTAAATACTATCGGTATCAGCAGCAATAACATAATCTTCTCCATCGGTTTTAAGTATCTTATTCAGATACGTGTTCATCTTATTCTCTATCCATCGGATGCTAACTTGACCTGATAGAGTGATCGCCTCAGCGTTAGCCAAGTTATAATATCTGAAGTATTGATTTCCAATGGCACCATAGGCAGAGTTGAGTTGGATCTTGCGAGCCATTTGGATGTTATTGAATTTACTAATATCTCTTTGTAGTTTGGCACTTGGGTTAGTTTCATTATCCCGCTTCGCTTGAAGCATTTTCTTCTTATAAATCGTACGTTCTTCATAAATTGTCTCCATCATTTCAGGTAGGAACCCACGTATGTCTTTACGATACTGAGCACCGTTAGCACACGTAGCAAACTTAGAATCAAACTTAACCTCCTCGTTTAGAATCCCCTCAACGCTCGCGCTGGAATGTCTAGTCTCCCATAAGGTTTCTGGTGAGATGTTGTACTGCATGATGAGATGAGGATACAGACTGTTAAGGTCAAAAGAAACAACCCACTTATATAACCCAGGTATAGGCTCCTTAACGAAAGCTCCTGCATACTTCTCATCTTTCTTTTCACGTTTCTTAGGAGGTACGACAAAGTTTTTCTTCTTAAGGTAATTATATATCATAGTATCCCACATGCGAACTTGGGAATAAACGTCATCAAAGTTAACCTTAGCGTCGTAAGCCATTGTCACTGCTAGTTCTAACAGTTTCATCTTGTCTTCAAGACGGTCAACAAGTTCAACGTCCTTTATGTTGTAATCAATAAATTTCTGCCAGTCTCTAGTATAGAACTCTTTAAAATTATCATACTCAGAGTGATCTAACTTCTTCTCACCTAGTTCTACGTTAGCAATGTAATCAAGACGATATGATTCCTGATTAGTATAGGTAAACTTCTTATACAAATCAAGATAGTCTAGAATTGATACACCACATATATCATAGTAAATATTACGACGACCCTGAATATAAACCTCTTCCTCATCTACCTTATTCCAAGGTGATAAAGACTTCATCCACTTCTCACCTAGGATACGTGACACTCTACGACAAATATAAGGTATGTCATATAGGTTACAGTTCCATCCTGTTACAATGTCAGGAGTATTCTGTGCCCACCAAGTAATGAAGTTAGCAAGCATCTCACGTTCGTCTTTACAAATATAATGTTCATGCTCTGTCTGAAATTCTCTTGTACCCCAGACAATATATTTCTTAGTTGCTAGATTTCTGACTGTAATACATAGCATCTCTTCTGCTGCTGCATCTACATCAGGGAATCCATTCTCACATGCTACCTCAATGTCAATCGTAAGGATATTCATTTGATCCATACGATAGTCTACCTCTCCTTCAAACTCATTAGAGATAAACTGGTATAAGTAACGGTCATATCCGTGAACTTCTACACCCTCAACACCATGATATCTATCAGCAAATTCTCTTGCCTCACGAACAGTATTAAAATCAACAGGTTTTACATCACGTCCACCTAATGTCTTCCACTTTTCCTTTTTGTTACTAGTAATATAGAGGGTCGGGGAAAACTGGAAGCGATTTTCTACTCGCTCCCCTCCCTCATACCCTCTATACAGGATTGTGTTGCCAAGAAGTTGGATATTGGTGTAGAAACTCATTCAGCAGGTGGTTTGGCAGGTACAGTAGACTCGTATAGTTCCACCATCGTGGCACTTGGATCTACTATAGTAAAGATTGACTCAGATGTCAAGAACAAATCTCGTTGTCCTGAATATTTGGGATAGACCTCCAACTGATCATCCACGATCTTGAAGCAATCCTGTATGAAAAGACTGGGTTCTTCATCCAGTTCTTCAACCACACCTATAAGATAGTCATTTAGACCACCATTCTTAAGTAGTACTACCTTGATCATTTTTAGATTCCTTTTGTTCTATGAGTTCATTGTACTTTTCGGTTACCTGACTATGAGGATCATAGACTGTAACCACTTCTTCTAGACGAACAAAAAATTCTTTGTTTGTCGCTAACGGACACCAAGGATATAGAATAAGATTAGGGTTCTTCTCAATCTTCTCTTGGTTCTCTTCAAGGATTTCAGGTTCATCTTCTAAAGACTCATCACCCTCACCCCATAATTCCATCTCAATCTCAGATTGATCATCCAAAATGACTGAGTAAGGATTTTTAAAACAAAAGGCGATAGCAGTTTTGTTAGTGTCTTCTTTAGCACTGACTTCTTTTATGTCAGCGATGACATCTTCACCGCTTTTTAGTCTTGCGATTTTTACGCTCATAACTCTTTGCTGAAATTGTGTTAATGCTTTGACTAATTATGTCCTTAAGGACTTTGTTTGTATGAGTTCCCTTATCATATGCTATATTCCTAGCATACTCTAAGACATCCTCCATCATATACGATGGGAGTTCAATTGTCAAGACCTCCCTGTCACCACTATATGCAGGTGGTGAAAAATTATAGTAAAAGTTCATAGTTATTCCCAATAAAAAGAGAACCCCGAAGGGTTCTCTATTCAGTTATACACTATATATCAGAATCTGATACTTAGAATACGAACTTAGCACCGATTTTAGCACCCCAGTTACGGATTGTGTCGCCATCGCTGTCTTCGCCAGCAGTAGCACCAGAGATCTCAGCATAAGCAGAAAGATCATCAGTTAGAGGAGCAGAAGCACCAAGCTTACCAGAGATTTCTGTCTCTGTATCGTCAGTAGTTTCTGAATGAACTAGTGAAGGACCACCTTGTACGTAGTATGCGATCTTACCTTCTGTACCTACAGTACCTTCATATCCGATATGAACGTCAGTAGCTGCTGAAGAGTACTCTCCATCAGGATAAGTAAGGTTACTCTCTACGTTCACGTAAGGACCAGCAAAAGCTGCGCCAGCGAGGAGGAACGGAGATGCTGCTACAGCAGCGATTGTTGATTTGATTGACATGATTGTTTTAAATGTATCTCGCACGGAAAAACCCTGCGGATGATAGACTACCCCGACATGGGAGTCTTGTAACATCTGACGCAGGGTACGATTCTTTCGGGCCTGTGTAGTTATGTTAAGTTATTTATAATACCAGAGCGTTAAGGATTTGTCAAGGGGTGACAGTTCCTAAAGTGTCCCTACTTTAGAACCATTCCTTTCTGGCATGATGATCTGGGACAATTTTCTTCAGCACGATAGTGAGAAGACCGTCCTCAAATTTAACTTCCTTGACTTCGGTGTCATCAGTAAGAGTCCATGTTCTAGTAAAGGATCTCTGAGCAAGTCCTTTATGGTAGTAAGTTACGTCATCCTCTTTTTCATCCTGATTACCTTCTACAACGAGTTTACCATACTCAGTGTAGACCTTAACGTCATCTTTTTTAAATCCAGCGAGTGCAATCTCCAAACGTGACTCCACGTTGTTAATAGTTACAAGATTGTATGGTGGATAATTACTTTGCGGTGTTGCTATGTTGAAGAAACGATCAAAATATTCATCGTTCAGTCCAATGCTGTGCTTAGAGATCTTATCAAAAAGTTCAGGAAGATCTGATGCACGATAGCGTGTAAGATTAGTCATTGTTATGCTCCTTATAAAGCGAGTTTTGTTTTTTGTCCCCGAAGGCGACAATATTATTTAACACATTATTAAAAAAGACTTAAGTGTGATAGTCCGTAAGTTTTTATACCGATAACCGAAGTTATAAAACTATAAATAGGCTTGAAACTCTTAAAGTGTTAAAAAATGAGGAAGGTTATACCTTTCGTTATGATTTTGATGAGTGCCACTGCTGCTAATGCAGGTGGTCTGACCCATAAATTGAGTAGCTCAGTGCAACTAGAAACTCAGTCAGGATTCACAACTGTATCCAGAGTGGGTAATACATACAATACATCAGGTAGTGGTGTATCAACGACTATTACACCTTCAGGTGGTAGTGCCGCTAGTAATCTAGGTGGCATCTCTGCTGTAAGTGCTGCTGGAGCTGCAACTTTTGCCCTTCCTGACGTAGCACAGACAACTCAAGGTAATGCATATTCATTCACACAGAATGTAACTATGGCTGATAGTATAGTTACTAGTGCTGCTGATGTAGGAGACGTGCAAGGATATTCTAACATATCATCTAGTGCTCCTGGAGACAATACTGCCCTGGCTGGGACCATATCTACCGCAGGTGCAATGACTGTAACAGCTGGTGGACCAGGATCTTCGGCTACTGGACAGTTTGTATCAGAGGTTACTATATACTAAGATGAAAAGGGTACTAGCATTAATAATGTTATTGGGTAGTGCTGGTGCTGCTAACGCAGTTCCAGTGGTCCCCAATTTTACCCAGGGCTCAATGACGAGCCATACTGAAACTACGTCTAAAGTGACGGAGACAATTAATAGCATGGATTATGCTACAGGCTGGCAGTACAGTGTTACTGGTACAGGGATCCAGCACGATGGTGCCTCTATAACACCAGGTACAACAACATCTACTAATACAATTGATGGGGTGACTTCAACATGGACTGGTTTAGATTTAAACAACAAACCAAATTGGACACAGACAACGCCAGGTGCAAGCTTTCAAATGACCGAGACATACCTCGGACCTGGGCTTCAGAATCAAACAGTCATACAAAGAGTGACCGAGGTAACATCCGTCACAGATACAACAAGTATTTTCTCACAATAGGGAGTTCCCTTGCTATAACAGGGTTCTTACCAGTTAATGTCTATGCTCAGACAGACGTTGGTGGTGTATCAGCGACTGCTAGCCCTATCGCCAACTCTTCTGGCTCAGTCACCAACCAGGCAATTCAAGTTTTACAAGGTCCATACATAACAAATACTTATGGTGGAGGGGTACAATGTCAAGGACCGACCCTCAATATCACACCATACGTCACAAGAACGATGTCATGGCAGGATCCGTTTGAGGAAATCTATCAAGATCCAGTCTACAACAACGTTGATGCCAATGACGATGGTGTTCCTGATAATCCAGGAGAAGTATTGTACTACGTTCCTACTAGAACTGGTCAGAAGGATTCCCATAACTGGTCAGTAGGTGTATCAGCAACTATATCTCACCCATTAGATAAAAAATTACAAGCACAATGTAAGGAAGCAGCAGCTGCAAACATCGCTGCTGTGAACCAAGCGACTGCTAACAAACGTTTAGATTTTGAAATCGCAAGACTTAAAAATTGTGGTGAATTGATGAAAGCTGGAATAATTTTCCACCCCAAATCACCCTATGCATCTGTATGTGCCGATGTGGTCCTTGTAAATCCACCTGGAGTTGTAGCACAGCACTCACATACTATAGAAAAAGGTTCTTTAACTCCTAGACCAAATGGAACTGCTGAAAATCTAGGAACATTCTCTATTGGTGAACCTACTTCTTCTTCTTCTTCGGTTTCTTCAGAGGAGGTAACCCCTTCTTCAAACGATACTGATCAGCAATTACCTCCGAGCGACTCGGCTTCGCAGGAGTCTTCCCAAGTAGAGTCTGGACTTTCGTTAACAACTTCTTCACCACAGGCTTCACTACCTTCAGAAGCAAATCCGCTAGGGGTTTTGCAAGTAGGGCAGATGTCGTTGCAGCAGCAGCAATCCCTGCCGTAGTAGTTACAACTTGAGCAGAGGGTAAATATTTTTCAACTACAGTTAATGGTTCATATAGAGTCACGCAGATCTTTTCTGTAGGGTTAGCAGGATCTATTTGTAACTCAAAGGCAGATACTGCCTCATCTCCACTCTGAGACACATCACCTATTCTAGGAGCATTAGGTGGTGGGCAGGGTGGATCTTCTTTTGTATCAGTCTTAGGTATTGCTGGTGCTGCAACTTCAGGTGCAGGTGGTACTTCACTATTAGGTATTGCTGGTACAGGTGCTTCTGTTATAATTGTTAACTGTTCAGGTTCATAATCCATAGCATTAAAACTTGGAGTTCCTGCATCACAGTAAACTCTAACACCTTTGGGATCATTTTTTGTCAGACTACCACCCTTACCATCATCCTCAGTATGTGCTTCTACACATCCTGGCATATCCACAATAGGTTTACCAATAACACTTGTTACTGGAACTACTGGAGGATTTGCAGTAGGATTTAATATCCAAGTAGCAGGATCTACTACGTTAACCTCCCTAACACCTGCATTGGTAAGGTTAGTAACATTTATAGGTTGGATATTTATATCAATCTGATTGATACCAATTTCAGGTATCTCAGCCATTAGAAAGGACGAGCTGCTGTATCAGGACTTAAAGGTGCTGCGGGAGCATCCATCATAACACCGCCTGTTGAGGAGGGTACACTAGGAATTTCTGGTAGAGAAGAGTCCACCAATCCTGGAAGTGCTCCACTGACTGCCTCCATAACCTGAGATTTAACGCCATCAACGATGGATGCGCGATTAAGAAATAGAAATAGCCCACCGCCGACAACGGCAACAGATACAGCACCAGACGCAAGAGCAATGATGTTGACAATTTTCTGCATGGTAATTTTTTAACTAATAATATATATCAAACTTGAGATGGAGGTTTATTATCCCTCGCTTCATGCAACATATCATTAACAACACGATTTGCTTTAGCCAACTTCTCAATCCAGATCATATCCTCTAGTGGTATCTCCAGACCATTTCTAATGTAATAACATATAGTCTGTGCTCTTTTTCTATACTCAGTACTTAACATACCTCACCTATTACCCAAGACTTAATACCATTAGATTCCCAAATGATCTTACGAGTGTCATACTCTACATCTGCTGGAACTACTACACAGAAACCTATACCCATGTTAAAGACGTTTCTCATCTCCTCATCAGGAAGTCTGTATGCTTTACCTTCAGGACCACAACCAGCATTCTGAATCTTATCAAAGATAGGAGGTATATCCCATGAAGTATAATCTACATGAACATCAAGACCTTCTGGTAAACAACGTGGTAAATTACCTGGTATACCACCACCTGTTATATGTGCCATACCAACAATAGGAACCTCATCTAATAATTCCTGTATCATCATATGATATATTCTTGTAGGTTCTATTAGTTCAGGAGTATCAGCTGCCTTTATATGATGATGGAATAGCATTTGGTTAATCATACTATAACCATTACTATGAATACCACTGCTGGCAATACCAATTACCTTATCACCCTTCCTTATTAAATTTCCATTGATAATCTCAGTCTCTTCTACAATACCTGTACAGAACCCTGCAAGGTCAAACTTACCGTGACTATACATACGTGGCATTTCTGCTGTTTCTCCTCCTAGGAGGGCACACTGTGCCTCATGACACCCATCACCTATACCAAATACAATCTGTTTAAGAACATCCTTATCTAATTTACCAGTGGCAATATAGTCTAAGAAATATAATGGTTTAGCACCACAGGTAATAACATCATTCACGCACATTGCTACTAGATCTCTACCTAGACAATGCCATGCTTCATCAGTTCCAAAAACTTGTCCTACATTAATTTTCGTACCAACTCCATCAGTACCTGAAACTAATACAGGTCTTTCATATCCTTCTGGGACTCTCATCATCCCATTAAAACCACCAAATCCACCCAAAACTTGTGGAGTATGAGTGGACTTAACCTTTTCAGATATGAGTTCTACAAATCGTTGACCTGCTTCTATGTCAACTCCGCAATCCTTGTAGTTCATTCGTTGTAGGTATGTCAAATAGTACTGTATCTATATAGTTGCTTGCCCAATCCTTATCAAATAAGTGTTCTAAAATACCACGAGTCTTATCATTCTTCTTTTGACTTTCACAATACCATACCTGATCATCAAGTCTCTTCATAGTATTGACCCAGTTAGGATCTGGTTTAGATTCTAATACAGCACGACGAAACGTACCAAGATAATGTAAGACCACACAATAGAAATTTGCCATGTCTATATCCTCACTCAAACGTGTGAACTTACAGTAAGGTGAGAAGATACTATCACCCCATAAAGGAAGTGGTCTTCTCTCTTTAAAATTAAAATTATTACTAACCTCTCTTATCTCATCCCAATCATCAAAACCTGTTACAGGTGACACATCAACAATAGCAGCAGTAACTACCTTACCTGTAGAAACTATATCACATCCAAATATAGGTAGATTGTACCGTGGATCAGGATAGAATATTGAATGTAGTATCTTTAATCCCTTTAGATCTGCTAACTCAAGATGCATCTTCCTTAATGCAGGACACTTCCACATCTTATTTGTTATGTTTAGATCGTCTCTCTTTACTTCAGGGATAGGACTCTCTAATGGTTCCACATCAGGAAAACTCTCCATCATCTGTATGATTAATGAAGATAGATCTTCTACTAAGTCACGCATAACTAAAAAAGAACTCCTTAATTAGTTGCTCGGACTCTTCCTTACCGAAAGCACTTCCTAGATATCCTGAGATAGGATCTAACCTTATCATATATGAATCAAAATCTTTATAGCAACTAGTATCTTCACCAGTTGGTTTTGATTCTTCTATCATCTCCTTATAGAGTGACAGATAATATTTAAATGTTGGTAAGTACGTATCAACCATGTCTGCCTCACAGTATCTTACAAAGATATTGTCAGAGAAATGATTACCCTTCTCAAAGAAACGATAAGTCTCTGTCGTCTTTGGTAATGGAGGTACTTCTAATAAAAAATTCTCTACAGGATGCTGGAAGTCAAATACAATTATAACTTTCTTCTGACTGAATCCCATAAGATCCATACCAAAACAGGGAACATTATCTCCTGTCTTAGGATAGATTATATTGTTATGAATATTGAGATATTTCTCATCCCAGATGTCAACATGTCTGGACTTAAGAAAATACTTACCAGAATATAAGTCGGCAGTCAACTTCGTGCCTTTCTTATTCTCCCAGTTAGCATGTTGCTTTTCAAATTTTAGATCAGGAAAGGTATCAAAGACTGCCTTCCTATAATTTTTCCAAAGATCATTCATGCATGTATTTCACATGTAGAGGTAGGATCCCAACAGTTAGGACATTCCATCTCTTGTTCATAACTATGTAGTTTGTGTATTACTTTGTCGTATTCTTGGGCAACTGAAGGGTCTTGATTGCCGACAATACTCTTGTAGTATTCGCATGCACGTAACATGCGAGTAACATCTTTTTCATGAAACTGCATCATTGTTTAACTCGGTCTCTGAATTACCGTTGGTCTTATATTTTAGCAGTCTTCTTAGCAAAGTCACCTCCTTAAGAAGTGATTTGTTTTCAACCTCTAACTTTTGGATCTCTTGTTCGTAAACAATAATCATATCTTTTAGGTTTAGATTCTCATTCTCTAATTCCCAGTCCATCGTGCGTACTTACTACCCTTGCACATAAAGGTAGAGTCTTAAATATTTAGGTCTGGTAGAACTATTTACACACTTAAGAATCGCTTAATCTGTTGGATGATTGAGAACCCATATCCAAATAATAAGCAACACCAGAATCAAAAATATTCTAATTGATTCTGGTGATGTATCAATCACAGCGTATAAGTCTTATCTTCTTTCTTGTTTGGATCAACAGCAATAATCTTTAATGGTGCTTGCTCAATCACAAGTGTCTGTGTAGGACCACCATTAGGACCAGTACCATTGCCACCTGCACCGTTGCCATTACCGTTACCATTCATCTTCATAGTACCATCACCTTTCTTAGATGCTGTCTGAATTCCGAAGCTAGCTAAAACTCCTGTAA